TGTGCGTATGCCTGCTTCTTCGTCGGTCATGCCAATTTGGCTGTCGGCGTAGCACATGAGTAGGCGGGCCAGTTGGCCTGTTCTGCGGATCATGACGTGCTTTGCGCCGTCACGGCTGGTGGTTGGGTCACTGCTACGGAATAGCGGTAAATCTTCGAATGTCATGTCGGGTTCCTTTCGTGCCATTTGGTTGGCTCTGTGAGTATTACCGAATGCAAACAACATTGCAAGCATTTGCGATTGTGCCCCACCGACATGGAAAGAAAGGCTAGAAACCTTGCCGGTGGGGCCGCGCTGCATCGTCCCAATGCGCGCGATTTATTTGGCGGGTTTAGGTAGCGCGCGCCAAGCTGCTTCTAGGGCCACATCGTCTTCGGCGTGGCCACCGTTTGATTTTGGTGCTAGTTCTACATGTATCCAGCGGCCGTTTTTTGAACCACCGTTGTCGGTGTCGGTCCATTTCTTCCAGCCTGGTTTGCCATTGCGGTTGCATCGCCAACCTTGCCAGGTGCCATTGATTAGACCGCCGTAGTCGTGTACTTCTTCGATGCCTAGTTCTTTGTAATACTTGACAAACCACAACATTGCTTCGACAGCGTCGGCGTGGCCTTGTGGGGTGTCTTTGAATCCGATGTCGGCTGCACGGCCTGTGGCGTGTACTGACATGCCTTTGCCTGATCGCATCTGGCGTACAACTAGGGTGCCAAGGTTTTTCATGCCCCAACGGCGACCACACAGCTCGACAAAGCGTTCGGTGCCTTTCATGCGCTGATCAGCGGTCTTGTCGTAGCCGGTGTATTTCATGCGCGTAATGGTTTCATAATTCGTAGGTTTTCGGTGCCTGTGTCGGTCAACGCCCAAAGTTCTTCGCCGGCTGGTATTTCAAGCATCAAGGGCACAGCGTTCTTTTCGGTCAATAAGCCGTTTGCGGTGGTGATATCTGATCCGCCCAAATAGACAACGCCTGTGCCTATGACGTGGATGTAGATAGTGCGCCACGATTGTGACGATGCAACCACCAATGCGGCGGTTGTGGTCACTGTGACTGTATTGCTAATCATGGTGCTGGTGGGTCCTTTGGTCGGTCTTTAAGTCCGTTGCCAGCGAGTACGCCAATAAGGCCGCCGGCAAGAGTCATAAGCATTGGCGATAATACTGCCCAGGCTTCGGCATCGTTAGGTGCCTGGTCGAGTGGTTGGGTGACGAACAGTAGGCCGTAAATGAGTGAGGCAATGGCCATCACAAATGAAACTGTAAGGCCGACAGCCACGAACAGAATTATGCGTGCTTTGATTTGCTCGTTTGTCATTCTTTCTTTACGCACAGCGTCCACCCCCGATTTGTGTTTGTGTTCCGATGGTTTCGGGTGCTTTGTTTTTGATGCGTTCGCAGTTCACTCTGGTACGGTCTGAGCAACTACTGAGGGCTAGGCAAGTCAGCAGGCTGAGGCAAATTGGCAATTTCTTCATTGGACATTTCCCTTTCCTCTATCGTGTTGTTTTCGCAATCAAAAATAATGATTTTAGGCGCTTCGCTGTCCATAGACACTCCATGTTCCTGAGATTGTGCTACTTGCCGGAACGATTCTAAAGCCGTCATATGCTGTGGCCACATTATGAGTACCGCCACCATTTCTGAATGTGTTTGTAAACGCAACAGTGTTGTAAATTATGTTTGTGGCAAGGGCCTGTTGCACGTTATACAGCGTGAACTCGGCTGAACTACGCACTGTGGCATCTACATATAAGCCAGTAAAACTGGCAGCGTTGCTATCACCGAAAGCAGCTGAGGATGGTGTCACTGCAAATGTCCAGTATTGCGAGCCTGAGTAGTAGCCAGTGCTTGACGGCGTACCACTGACAGACAATTGGAAACTGACGCTGTTGGTTCCAGCAGTGAGTCTTAGGTCTTGTAGCACCAGTTTGTAGTTGGTGTAGGTAGAGGTAAAAACAGAGTTCACTTGTACTGCTGATGATGCTGAAAAAGTTCCACTGTTTACATAAACCCATCCAGCGTTGGCTAGATAAGTGTTTGTATCCGCGCTGGTTAGGACTTCGCTGGTAAAGGTTTTGACGGCCATGGCTATTGAGCGTACAGCAAGACGTCAGGACCATTGAGCAATGACGCGTCAAGACGGAATGCTGATCCCCAACGATCTGAACCATTTAGAAATGTTTGCCATAGCCCAGGTTGCACTTCATGACGGATTCGATTCAATTGCAAACTTTGACTGATGACGTTGCCGGTTGGTGGTGCAACATTGACATCGATGCGTTCAAGCAGTTCTAAGCCCAGGGTGCTTGCCCAATTTGCATCTGGTGAAATGACAACTTGAAAGTCGCCAAACCTTGCAAACACGTATTGGCCCAGGCCAACCAAAACATTGCCAATGGTGCTGGCTTGACTGATGCTTGGCATATAAGCATCCCATGATTGAGTCGCTTGGCCGTAAACGGTCGTATTGACTGATCCAGTCACTTTGGTGACGCCGCCACCAGTCATGTTGACATTGATGATATTTCGCATTGAATCGCCGTCGTATTGCAAAGCAACATTTTGACCTAAGCCAAGACCACCGCTGCCATAAGTGGCTTGCGTGTTGAAAGATTTTGTTTGCGTAAATTGTGTGTACGTTGCCGTTTGTGTAAGCACGCCAGTTTTGCTGACATAAAGCGGACCGCCTTCGGTGTTTGCGGTGATTTGCAATTCAGGGCCGGCGTATGGTGCGTCGTCGGTTATTTCTGCAATGTATTGTGTGCCGTTTGCTGATACTAAGGATGTGCTGAATGGGGTTTCGGCAATGATGCGTGATACACGCGCGGCGGTGGTTTCGTAAAAGTTTGCTTGCGAATAGCGAATGATGTTTTGTACAACTGTCGTTGTGATGGCGTTTTGCCAAACGATGATTTGTTGTATTGGTCCCATGGATACCGTCGTGAAGTCGGCTGTGGTAGCTAGAACAATGGTTGATGTGGCTGTGCGAGTTCCTGTGACGTCAATACCGTTGATCAAGATTGCAGCTGATTTTGCGGCTGCGTTGAATGAAACTGCTACGTGTACTGGTTCTGCTGGGTTTAGTACTTGGCTGGTGGTTGTCCATGTCCAAAAGTTCGGGCTGACTGCTGCGCCTGATGAAACGCCAAATGTGAACCGACCGCTTGCAAAACTGACGTACCAGTTGAAGTTGCAAACTTGTCCCGATATAAGAGATGACGTTGATGGTGTTTCTGGAATAATCCAAAACGAAACGGCAAAATCATTGTCGGCTGTAAAAACTGGTACACGCGACAAAAGGCCTGGGTCATTGGTTGCAATGTAGTCAGTAGTTGCATTGGGTGTTCCTGCCAACGATCGGTTGACAAGTCCTGTTGCAAGTTGATTGCCTGATGTTGCGTTTGTTTGCACCGTCAAGTTTTTTTGTGTTGATCCGTAATCGGTCATAACGCCACTTTGGAACGGAATGATTGGGTCGTCGCATGGGTAGTAGTGGCGTGGCGACGTACTCAAAATGTATGACCGTGACCAGTCCGCAGGTAGTTGCACTTGTGCAAGCAATGCCATTGCGTCATAACAAGAAATCGTGACAGTTGAATCACCGCCGGCGTCTGTCCATGTTGGTGGCCATCCGTCAATAAATCCACGAAACACTGAATAGGTGGTGCTTGCATATGTGGCTTCGATTTTGATTTGCCTACGTGGCAGTAGTTTGCCGTAATAGGTGCCTGATGTGTAAAAAGGATCAAATAGGCGCGCACGGTTGTTTAGGACAACGGCTGCTGATCCGCTAAATGTGCCCCAATCATCTGACCTGCCACGGTCAATAGACATTGAACGCACACTGGTCGTGATTTCTGTCCACGTTGGTGATAGCACATATGGGCCGTCATCAAATGCGACATATACCTTGGGCTGTGGGTAGGCCATTACGGCATCGCCAATGTGTTGCCGGTACGACGCTGGTATGCGCTTAGTACGTCTGCGACTTGTTTGCCGATGGCTACTGGATCACCAACGCCAGTATTGACCACGATGGATGGCACGCCTACGTCTTTATAGTTCGATGGGTTTGCAACTGTTGGCGCGCCATTTTGAATGTTCATTGTGCGGTTGACGCTGAAATAGTCAAGGTTTGCCATTTCTGCAAATGGGTTGCCAGGCAAAGCAAGGTTTCCAAGTTTGATCAGTAGGTTGCCGGCGTCAATGATTGCGTTGCCCATGAGAATGAAAGCGTTTGCAATTGTTGATGTGAAGTCAAGTACGGCTGCTTTGATGTAGGCAAAGTCTTCTTTGCTGCGTAGCAAGCCAAAGACGGCTGTGAGGTTGAGTACAACTAGGCCAAGTGCTGTGGCAAGTGTTGCTAGACCTGCTGCGCCTAGACCGGCTGACACGGTGCCCAGACCACCTATGGCGGTGCTAATGGCAGAAATGGTTGATGCAATGCCTGACAGGATTGCTAGGCCTTTGAATGCGACGCCAAGAGTTACAACGGCAGCTGCAAAGTCGAGCGTGGCCCCTGTGGCACCGTCTGCTTCGCGGTACCAGTTGAAGATTTGACCACTGGTGTCTTTAAGGGTTTTGGCTAGGCCCTGCCTACCGATTGAGTCAACAAATTTTTGGATGACAGGCAAAATGCGAGTCTGAATGAAAGTGACCATCTTTTCAAAAATTGGCAATAGGGCATAGCCGATTGACTCTTTGGTTTCGTTGATAGCCACTTTGAGACGGTCCATACGGCCTTGAAACGTGTCGGCTGCGGTACTAGCACTGCCCTTGTATGTTTTGCCCAATGCTTGCAAAATCTCATCGAGGCTCTTTTGGTCTTTGACCATTTGCTTGACTTCGGGCGACAGACGCGCCAGCGCGCCCATGTTCCCGCCCAGGGCCTTAGAAATACTGTCGGTTACTTGGCTCAAACTTTTGCCACTACCCCTAGACACGTCAAGCGATAATGCAAGCAATTTCTGTGCTTTGGTGATGTCCTTAGTGCCCCTGACCAACTTGGACAGTGACGGCCTAAGTTCGTCATCGGCCACGCCGTTAGCCAAAGACATTTGCAAAACGAAATCTTCCGTGGCCTTGACCTGGGCATCAGTTGCTTTGGTTGTCACTTTCAACTGACGTGCAAGCAAAGCAGCCGATTTCTGATCCTCTGCGGCAGCCATCGCAAAGTTTGCGCCGGCAACGGCCAGACCACCTAATGCGATGCCTACTGGTATGAAAGCATTTTTAAGTGACGTGCTGACTTTGCTTCCAGCCCTGCCTATTTCGTCAAATGCTTTTTCGGCTTTTTTGATTCCTTTGTTGTCGAAATCAGAAATGATTGGAATGTTGATTGCCATTAGCGCAACGCTCTCGATCTATTGATTGTGGCTGCCACGGTGCGCACCAGGTCTTCAATGGCTGCGGTCACCTGTGGCAGATGCCGGTCAGCTGATGGCCACATGACGCGAGACGGTTGGCCTGCCTTTGCTGCAAGGTTTGCATTGAATGCGTCACCTTTGGGATTGCGCCTGGCTGATCCAGCCACTTCGATAATTGATGCAGCTGGGTTTCGTTGGGTGATTTTGATGACTGATTGGTTTTTCTTTGCCGTTGATACTTTGACGCTGACACCACGGCGCGCTGCGTTTTGGGTGTAGGGAAATAATTGACGGCCACGTTGCGACCAGTTGCGAGCCATACCCGACAGATACTTTTCGGGGTAATCGCTTTGTGCGGCATTGACAATTGGTGCTGCAATTTGTTTTGCGTCACGGTCAAATTGTTTGCGCATTTCGGGGTCAATTTGGCGTAAGGCAAGCAACACTTCTTTGGTGCCTGTCACTGTTACGCCTGCGCTAATGCTCACTTTGATTGTTCCTTCAATACCCTGGCGACCGTTTCCAGATCGTCAGTGTCAAATGGTACATCGGGTGGCCACCAATGAACGGCAACCAGTAGTTCGGCTAAGGCTCTGCGGTAGGTACCGCGACCGTAGGGTTTTCGGGACCTGCGTCTTCGGGTTCAATAT